CCATAATCATAAATTCTTTGTTGTATTGCTCTTTGTGCCTCACCTTCGGTTCGCTCTAAATCTGACTTTCCCTCTGCATCAAGTTCTTCAGCCTGTCTTCTTAAAGCATCCTGTCTATCCATCTCCAACTGAGTAGAATAACCAAGCCCAGACATTAAAGCGCCTGGAAATATATCTTCTTTGAAATCTAACTCGCCTATTCTGCTGTAATCGGGTTTGCCATCTCTGAAAAGACCACGACCAAACAAACCTTGCGGTTCATCAGGAACAACATTTGAGGCTATATTTGCACTGCCTATATCTAAATCTAAATTGGAAAATAAATTTGGATCAAATTCAAAACGAGGCGATGCAAGCCCAGGGGCGAGAGGTTCTATTAAATCTGCTGTTGCTGCGCCTGCATTTGTTGGAAGATTTAGGCCTATAATCTTATCTAATTTGGGATCTAACAATAAATCTGGAGCAAGTTCAATACGAGAGGAAATATCAACTGGGCTGCCTGCAGAGTCAAATAAATTCATATTTCTTGCTGCGCCTGTATCTGTTAGCATTTCCCCAAAATTCACAGCAGGGGATTCGCCAGTAAGAGCAGAAGGGTCAACACCCTCACCTACAGATGGAATTTTGTCCATTATCTTGCCTAAACCAAAGCTAGTAAGCCCCGAAAGAATCCCTTTTTTGAAATCCCCACCAGAAGCAATGGTTGTTAAAGCTCCGCTTAATAACGCACTACCTGTTGCCCCTAATCCTAAAGCGCCACCAAGCAAAGGGGCAAGGAAAGGCAAAAATGCTTCCTGTTGTCCGGTAACAGGGTTAGTAGTTAACCTTCCAGTCGGAGACAAAGAAGCAATACCCTGAACCTCAATCGGATTCATGTGTACCAGCATGGAATCGCCATAACGACCATGTTGCGCTAAGTTTTCAGCCATTCCCTGTAAAGGAGCTACATTATTCATAATCTCATCCTACTTGGTTTCTACTCCAAATAAAGTAAATGTCATATCTACTGCACTGGCATAGGTTTTAACAACGTCTTTCTGTCCCAAACAAATGCCAATAACCGCAGTAAATGTCGTGTTTGCTGCAACAGAGGTGTCATAGTAAAGAAACTGCTTATCATCATCACCCGCTCCGGCAACATTGATGCGTAACCTGAAGGTGATGGCAGAACCTGTTCTATTGCAAGCCGCAAATGAACTAACAGTGGTCTGCGTAAGGTCTGGGACGGTATAGAGCGTTTCTTGCGTTGTAGCCGCACAATCCAACTGACCAAGTACCTTGATGATGTCACTCACGATCCCCCCGCACCCATTAACAGGAACTGAAATCTACGCATTGCCAAAGAACCATCCTTGTCTCCTTGGGTCTTTGCTAACACAACGTCATTCTTCACCTCTTGAAGCGATTGTTCAATAGTTAATCGCGTTGTTGCTTCATTGTTTTCCTCGTATTCTTGAGGGGCTGTCGGCAATGGAATAACTCTGCTTTGTGCCATTACCTTCTCCCATCCGGTCTCATGTCAAAACGCAAATCACCTAACCGCCAGCCATAACCACTCTCACTGCTCTCAATACGGAAAGCCGAGGAACGTGTTCTTGCCCTTAAAAATGCTTGTTTTGTTGAGGAAGTTACTGTTGATGTCGATAAAGTGGCGGAATCTTCCAGAGGGAAATCCTTTCCTTTGACAATGACGCTCATAGAGGCGTTTCCTGTATCTCCCTTAAATGTAAAGTCAGGAATCAACTTACTCAAAAGCATATAGCGTTCCCCATCGCCCATTTCTACATCCCCTGATTCAATATAGGCGGTCATTGCTGACCCGTCATCGTCATGTCCACGCTCTTGGATGTAGAGATAGTTGTTGTCGGAACTGGTAATTACAGAAGTGGCAACTGGATAATTTTTGCTGTTTGCCTCAATCCATGCGCCTCTCGTCATTGTACCAATAGTCCAAAGCTGTTCCAGATAGTTATAAGTCACATAATTAGTATTATCTGTTTCGCCAGAGCCTATGGGGTAAAACCATGTAACCTCATTATGGTCGGCATTAGTTGTAGCGAAAACCTTGTATGACTGATCTATGTTGATGTTAGACATTACATGGTCAAGGACAGAGCAGGGGATTCTTTGCACTCCACCGTTATAAATATAAAAGCCACCACGATCCATGAAGTAAACGGACCCGCCTGCGTTTACCGCAGCTTTGGGAGAAATCATAGAAAGCCCTTCGTTAACAACACTAAACTGAAAAATAAACGGAGAACCGATAAATCGCATGGAATGAACGCCTGCATCAGTCCAGATTAGTATTTCTTGTCTTGTTTTTAGCGCCCCAATAATAGTAGAGCCTGTGCTGAGATTAACACCACCAGCCGTATTAATAGCTGTTGGAGTCCAATCAGCCGCTGATTCTGAATCGCTCCACCTAACATGAAGCGGATCAATTGTTGAAGAACCAATCGGGTTAGCCCCAAAACAAATAACGTGCTTGTCCACATCGGACATCATTACCTGCAAAGCAATAGTAGGGGCATTAGAAGCACCTGAAACCGCAGATAGCGCAGTGGCTCTGGTCGAGGTTCCAGAACTTTCATCCCAATAATAAACACCGCCAGCGCGTACATTGAAAACCAGATCATCGCCAAAGACATCCTGACTGTATAATCGTAACTGGCCTGCGGCAGATAAACTGCTGGCACTACCAAAGGTGCTCGCGCCCCATGTATCAGAACCCCACCCGACACCCTGAACATAATTGGTCAGACCAATATTGATCTGATAAGCCCCAACTACGCTACTTCCACCGTTGCCGCTATCTGAGCTATTAGCAGTAACAGTATCGCCAGAGGTGTCTTTTGCTGTGATTGTGTAAGAGTTAGTATTTACTACACTTGCAATCTGATATTCCTGATTCAAAACAGCAGCCGTAACATTTCCACCTAAACTGGCTGAATCTGAAAAGGTAACAAAATCATTAACTACCGCACCATGAGATGAGTCTGTTACTGTAATTGTCGATGAGCCATTGGTTGCTGCAAAGGTGACATCACCAGCACTCGTAGTGGCCCTTATAGGAGTTATGTCATGGAAAGAAGAACCTTCATTGACATAAAATTTAAGATGAGTTCCAACGCCAATGTAAGCAATGCCGTCTACAACTACCCAATCCTCTAAAGATCGGCATACTCCAAGAAAGGAATTAGTGCTGTATTTTTCCCAGCCACCTATCTTTTCAGGTCTGCCCTTTCTGAATCGAACCTTGTCAGCGTCATACCAGCCAGCGTCAGCAGAGTACTCTGTACCTTCTTTGTTAATGCCTGGCTGAAACTGTAACTTCGTTAAGGGCATTTTTACCTCTTAAAAGAGCTGATACTGTATTGAATTTGTCCCTGACCGCCTAGCCTACCACCTCTGCTCATGTCAATATTCTCCTGTTCTTATCATCTCTGTTAATGTTTTAGCTCTGTTTCCAACCTGTCCAGACCATCTGGAGTCCATAAACTGATCGGCTGCTTCGTTCCAATCCCCAGAAGCCATGCCTGCAAGCGCATTCTTAAAGGCTCTAAGGCGTGTTTGTCCTAAATTAAAGCTAATATCAATTATTGCATCCTGCCGAACTCTATCAAGACCAGCAAACCAGTCATATTCAGAGTCCAATTCTGCATAAACACGGTCAATATCGTTCTGTAAAAGATAGTCTATCTCGTCCTCAGACAAGCCAATACCACCTTCAGGGTCTATATTGCGCCCAACCCCTACAGTGATTTTGGATGCACTGCATTCATAAGCATGGCTTTCCACGCCCTCATGCAACTTCAGCATTTCAATCAACTTTTCTCGCATTACTTTTCCTTCTTCACCCAAGCCTCATTTTCTTCTGTAGCAGGGTCATCAGCAACATAATGGCCTTTGCTGTTTCTAGCCCTAACGAGGTCTTCTTTGAGAATACTTTTAATCTCCTCTACAACCTCTTTATTGGCCTCATGGGGAGAAAAAAAACTAATGATTTTTTTGAACAAATTCATTTTTGCTTTGCCTTGCCAATATTCAATGCCAGTAAATCAATCAGCTTATACAGCTTGCCAATCCAGACATCATCTTTGGGTGTAGGTGTTGAGGCTGCAATAAGACTTGCAACCGTAACAATCAGTGTAACTACAGTTATTATTTGAAAAATTATTTCCATATTTCCTCCTAATTGACAATCTGTCGTGCGACTGTATTTTCGTTAAAACGATCCATGTCCCATACATTCAAGTTAGCTGCAACTGTTCTTCTTTCGCCTGGCCCTTCAAAGGGATAGACCATGTGCTGAAGCCAACTTGGAAACATATAAAGTTTTCCTACCTGCGGTTGCAGAGAAGTAGATTGAGGTGGACATAAACGCTCCACATCCATCAAAGAATTTTTTCCATATTGAAAACATAAGTACCCATCGCAAGCTCCACTGGCGTTGTAAAGGTTATAACTCGGTGTACCTGCTGTTGGTTGATCCAATATTTGCTGCGGAACTTTTGTCCACGTTGTTACCGAAAGTCCCATTATCGTCTTGGTTCCATGATCGTGAATAGGGTTATAGTCCCTTTCAAAAGAATGAACCGACCAAAGCTCATCGACCTCAACTTTTCTGGTTCCAGACAGCATATTTCCAGTCTGTTGACCAAAATGTTTAAGATACTCAATGCCAAGACCACAGATCAGATCAGAAAATTCCTTTAACTCAGGAACTTCGTGATTCATCGTCAACTGTTGCCCATGCTTAATCTGTCCTACCAGAGTGCCTGCATGGGAACGACGCTCCTCGCTCTCAAGCAATTCATCAAGATACTGATTTAGATTAACCACCATCTCGCCTGGCAAGTCTGTCTCCAGCATAAATGCTGCTGGTAATGTCCAGATATTGACGTTTATATTAGCCATTAGCTAGGAATTGTGTAGGCTGTATCAGGAACAGGCTTAACTGGTGGATTAGTGATTACACTGTCTACCTGACTAGCGAATATCGCATCCCACTTGGCTGTGGGAAAAATTCCTTCA